TCTTAATCGAGGGACATCCCAAAGGAAATCATCATGCCAACAATGGCTAGTATTACAGCGAAAAATGCTGCCGGCGCGAACGTAACGTTTGACGTCGTCTCTCCCGCACAGGGCGATGGAACCCCGTCTATCTGGGCCGCGACTGCACTCTCGGGTGTGGTCATTGGGCGTCCTTACGCGACCATCGTGTCGCGCTGGAACCAGTCCAAAAACGCACGTAAAGTGCTGGCCTCGTTGATCGTACCTTACACTATCGTTGACGCCGTCACCGGCTTGACGAAAGTCGTGGCGAACGTCGAGTTCCGAAACGGTGAAATGACTTCACCCTCTACGGTCCCCGACACGTTCAAGGCTGAAGCGGTTGCCTATTGGCAGTCGCTGAACGCCTCCACGCTGTGGAAGGAATGCTTTCTCTCTGGCTACTCCGCAGGGTAAAACCTAAGGACCAACCGTGAAGAAGCACCTCGATCATCAATTGACGAAGGTTCTCAGGACGCTGTGCGCTGAGACGAATACTCCTTTCTCTGACCATGTTAGCAACTTGGTTCAGAATGGTAAGGTTGTGGAACTATTCTCATTAAGAGTGGACCCACGTAATTACGATAACCCTGCACTTTATTACAAGGATGCCGTGGTTGGTGAGTTTCTCAGGAAATTTGCCGATCATGACACCGGTATGGACCTCAAGTCCGACGCAATAGAGGGTTTCTTATCCTCCGAGCGCCGTAATAAGGCCACTAATGTCTACCTGAAACACTTACGCTGCAACAACGGTTCTTACACCGCCTGCGACGTACGTATGATCGACTTCCTGTCGGCCGTGCGAGAAAAGGTGTCTTCTCTCATGGGACCGCTACCCCGTGATTTGGTGGGCAGATTTGGTAAGGGCTCTACGTTCGCGGACATAGGCAAGTACATCACTGTACCTGATAAAATGTCCTCAAGACCAACTATTACAAAAGGCTCCGTGGATTTCCTGTCCTTTTGGCAGGCGACCTCATGGTTTAAAAGTCTTTGTACATCCTTTCCTGAACACTCACGGCCTGAAGTCGTCCGAGGAAACCGATTCATTTCGGTACCTAAGGTCGCGCTCAAGGAACGTGGGATCTGCATTGAGGCTGGACTCAACGTCTATTTTCAACTCGCAGTAGGTAGCCATTGGAAGGAGCAACTGAAGAAACACTTCAGGTATGACCTTTTCAGTGCACAAGACAGGCATCGATCCATGGCGCGCGAGGCGTCACTCACCGGGAGGTGGGCAACGGTCGATTTAAGGAATGCTAGTGACCTCTTTAGTTACGAACTGGTAAGGGCTGTTTGCCCCCAACAGTGGTTTGACGTGTTAGACAGCCTTCGGGCGCACTACACAGAGGTTAGTGGGAAGTGGCACCGTCTAGAGAAGTTTAGTAGCATGGGCAACGGCTTTACGTTCGAGCTGATGACGATTATCCTAACAGCCATTCTATATGTGCTGGGGGAAGGTCGTTATGCTCTGCGTGGGTCCGAGGTCCGTGTGAATAACGAAATCTACAAGTACTCTTTCGAGAACCGCGGAGTTCGAGTAGAGGCTGATGGCGACATCAGTGTGTTCGGGGACGACATAATCTGTCCACCCGACATTGCTTCGGTTCTACTTAAATGCCTTCCTGCGTTGGGCCTCGAGGCCAACGAAAAGAAAACCTTCCTTTCTGGTGGGTTTCGGGAATCTTGCGGTGGGGACTACTTTTTAGGAGAGGACGTTCGCGCCTTCAACTTAGAGAAAGACCCTTATGAAAACAACGCAAGTATCATCGGATTCGCAAACGCTGTTCGTCACCTGGGCCGCCAACACCGTAACGGTGTTGCTGGTTTTGGCGATTATGGGCGTACTTGGAGGAGCATTTGTAATGCTTTACCAAGCGATATCCGTAGGCTACGGGGTCCTGAGCATCTCGGCGACCTCGTCATACACGACTCCGAGTCCGTCTGGAACAAGCAATCCGCGACGAGGCGTAGAACGCCAGATCAACGAACGTTTGTCCGAGGATGGGTCCCGGTCTTCAGAAGACTAAGACTCACCTTATGGCACCCGGAGACGCA